CGTAAAAGATATTTACAATGCATACAACGGAGATATGGTAAAAACACGCAATCATCTAGATAAATTGTACATATCTTGGATTTTTATCTCATAAAATCACAAATATTAATGAAATTGGACAACAATTTCAACTTCTTCTTTTTTAATACTTTTTGTAGCTGAAATAGATAATTCTTCTCTCTTCTTTCTCGTTTTTGCATTATCTATTTTTAATTCTTTTCGTTTAGACGTACTATTGCGAGTATTCATATCTTTTTCAATAGTTTCATAGTTTTCTTCAATGTAACCAATAACTTTATTTTCAATAGCCCATTTAAAAAAATTGAGTTGACCAATTGTTGTTTCAATGTATTTATCCCCTTTATATGGTATACTAATGCGCTCCCATCTACAAAAAGGATCAAAACGACGCTTACTGTATGCTTTTAATTTTAATTTATAATCAAAATATACCTTGAAACGTTTTAAATTTCCAAAATCATCTTCTATACTATACAATGTATAATATTTCTTAGCATAATTTGTAGCAAACCAGTCTACTATTCTAAGTGAGATTTTTGAATCTCCTGTAATAATTTTCAACATTTTGTCCAAATATTCTTCCTTTTTATAAAATTCCATTAAATTGTTCAACAATAAATCATTTTGCGTTGTATATGTTGTTAAAGCATTTGAATTCATTCTATTATAGTTATTAATTAATTTTAATCAAACATGTTTAAGCCTTTTATAATAAAATTATTATTTTTCTATTATTTCACTCTAATTTGCACATTTTATGCATTTTCTGAGGTCTCCATGTTTTCTTTATAGTTCGTTGAAACTGGCTTCATATACTGGTCATGAACAAATAAATCTTGAACGTAACTATTATTTGTTAAATAAGGATTCATATTTACTTGACACATCATTTGTCTCTCTGATAATTTTTTATCAGTATCTTCACGTTTACTATTTTGAACAAAACCCTTGTCAAATAAATTGTTGTTCATTATTTCCCAAGTGTTTTCATCATGATTCAATGATGAACTGTATGCAGTTTCTTCCACGATTTTATTAAAGTTATCATCCATTGGTTCTTTGATTATTCTTTTTGACCTATCATAGTTCAAACCTTTGCTCCATTTCCATTCAATTGATTGTTGATTCATCGTGATAATATTGTTTTTAATATGTATATGGTTTGTACATATTAAAAAATTGTGATTATAACTTATTTGATTTTATGCAATATATATATATATATATTATTTTGTTAAGGGTTATTTTCATCATCTGTTTCATCACTTTTATTTTTGATGGTTTTATGACTTTTACTATTTTTGTTTGATTTATTTTGTGGTAATGATTTCAATGTTGATATTCTTTTTTCAATATTTTTCAATGTGAAATGTTTTGTTGTTCTTACGTAAGTTAGGGAAGGGATCTCTTTTATTGTTCCGTTTTCTTTATCATATATTACATCTTTAATACGCTGTAGTTTTTTTCTATCCAAACAATCTTTTAAAAATTTTATAAGATTTTCACATTCAAGTTCGTCTAATTCATGTTGTTGTTTATAATCATCAATAACATATTCAGTTATTTTCTTAATTTTAATTGTTTTATTCAGCTTACACCATGGTTCATTTTCACTACTATTTTTCTCATTTTCCAAAAATTTATCCAATTTATGCATACTTTGCGACGCTTTAGATTCATTAAGTGAAACTCCATTGATCAACATTGTTTTGTATTTAATGTTTTTTAATTCAATACATTCTTCTTCAGGCTTCGTTGAACACTCAGTTTTTACTGCATTATTTTCGGTTTTGCTTTCATTTTCATTACACTTGTCTATTTCCATTTGTATTATTATATATTACACTATATATTAGTATAATATAATAAGTTTAACTCTTTTTCGTAAAAATATATATTATTATTTTTATGTTTATATCAATTTCAGTTATAATTTATATAAACATATAAATTATAGTATAACAATGAATGAATGTACCAATGAATCAAACCAAACAAATAGGAGTATATCAATTACTGGGACTAACAATAGATATTTAATAAAGCGAGCAAATCGGGTTAAAACCGAGGTGAAAAAGCGAGAAATTATGAATAAATATAATATAAACCCTATTTTTTTAAATTACGAAAAGCAAATGCAAATGATTAAAGAAATTTATTGTAAATCCAACCAAGAAGAAAATAATCAAGTAAAAACTATTTTACATCAAGAAATAGAGAGAAAAATTTCAAGTTACAAACAACAGGATTTACTTAAGAACAAATACAATGAGCCTGACTTTATTAATATTGAATGTGTATTGAAAAAATTAATAGATACTGACATGCAATGTTTTTATTGTAAGTGTCAAATTCTTGTTCTTTATGAAATTGTGAGAGAACTAACTCAATGGAGTGTTGACCGTATAAATAACGATGAAGGTCACAATAAAGATAATTTTGTAATTGCGTGTTTAAATTGTAATATTAAACGACGCACTACCAACTCAAAGAAATTTTTATTTACAAAACAATTGAATTTAGTGAAAGTAGATGAATAAAATTGATATATTTAATTATTGTTATTATAATATATAACTAACTAACGTATATATTATATAATAAATAATATGAATACCAAAAATAATATAGTAAAATATTTATACGAATTAAATGAACTAGAAAATATACTAGATTCTTTGATTTTTGAGGATGAAGTAATCCCAAATATTTTTGATGAAACTAATGCATTAGAATTAATTGAATCCGCGTTATATTTAATGGAAGATTATATGAATGAAAACCCGACTGCAATTAGTGAGCCTGATTTTGAAGAAGAATTTTTAGAAGATATCAAAGAATTGTTTCATCTTCAATTTGAAGATGATATTCTAGAAAATGATTGGGTAGAAGATGATTTGAATGATTTATTAGAAGAGGCTTTTAAAATATTTATCGGCACGTTTTATCCAGAGCGATCTATTAGCAATAATATTATGTTAACTGAAATTGAATTACAAGATCATGGTGACAAAGATAATGGAAAGCAACTTGATAAAAATGAAAAAAACCAGATTATTTTGGATAAAATTGAACATATTAAACAAAAACCTCAACCAACTCAACGGACAGATGAATGGTATAATTTTCGTCACAATTTAATTACTGCTAGCAACGCATATAAAGCGTTTGAAAGTCAATCTAGTATAAATCAATTGATATATGAAAAATGTCAACCGTTAAAAAAAAACGATGCTGATAACAATGCAAATATTGATACTACCACAAGACTGACACCCATGGTTAATATTAATACACCGTTCCACTGGGGTCAAAAATATGAGCCTCTCTCCGTTATGTTGTATGAACATTTATATAACACAACAGTAGCCGATTTCGGATGTATAAAACATGACAACTACCATTTTTTGGGAGCTTCTCCAGATGGTATTAATGTAGATGTAAATTCTCAACGTTTTGGGCGTATGTTAGAAATCAAAAATATTGTGAATCGCGAAATAAATGGAATACCAAAAAAGGAATATTGGATTCAAATGCAATTACAGATGGAAGTGTGTGATTTGGACGAGTGTGATTTTTTGGAAACTAAATTTGTTGAGTATGAAAGTGCTAATGAGTTTTTTAAAGAATTAGAACTAGAACTAGAATCACAAGACACACAGTTAAAAACTTTGGATAAAAAAGGCGTTGTTATTTATTTTCATAATATTTCAGAAGCCAAACCATTCTACGTTTACAAACCATTGAATATAGTAAAAATGGAGGACATATTAAAATGGGAAGAAGATGCGATTGAATTATACCAATCACCACAACACAATATGACGTATATTAAATCCAACTATTGGAAATTAGAAAAATTAAGTTGTGTTCTAGTATCACGTAACAAAAACTGGTTTAAAAATAATATTCAAGCAATAGAAAATGTATGGAATATTATTGAAAAAGAGAGAATAACTGGATACGAACACCGTGCTCCTAATAAAAAAACAAAAATTAAAAAGGAATATATAGATGATAATATCCATAGTGGATTATGTTTAATAAAATTACAAAATTAATACAAATTTAATACAAACTAATACAAAATATTAGGCATATCTGTTCTAAATGGTAACATATTGATGCTTGTATCAAAATAACCAATTCTTGTTCCACAATTAGGATTAATTAGTGGTAAAGGTTTTATATAATTTGTTTTTAGTTGTTTTTCTTTATATAATGACCCGCACATACTAGCAGGCATACAAGTACCCACGTCTGGATTATTAGGATACTTAATATTATTTGTTATTTGGTCATAAGATCCTAATTGAAAAATAGGATAATGCCACCATATATTAGCCGCATCATTATT